CTCTGGTCGGAGGCAGTATGACCCGGACGACCAACCTTGGCGGTGTGTATATCACGGTCAACGGTTATAACGCTCGGAACGATGATGAACTGGCACAGACTGTTGCCGATAAGATCAACGGCATGATCCATGAAGATGATTCAGTCTTCAAGTAAAGGAGGAGATGCGTATGGGCTACAACACCCCAAAGCAGACAGTATCACAGTTTCAGCTCAAAGGCAGATACGCCAGACAGTATCTGTCCTTTGCCGGGAAGTCCAGCAAAGACTTCCTTTTATATTTGTCTGGCCCCGGTGTGTATGATTCCCCGGCTGCGGATGTGGAGAGTACCTCCGTACCCGGCAGGAACGGGGACATCATCACCGAGAATGCAAGAACAGGCAGGCGCAGATATCAGAACGTGGATATCAAGTATAAGGCATTTTTCTTCAACGGTCTGCCAGCCAAGACAGCAGCGGTCAAGGCGTGGCTGTTATCTCCGATTGGATATCAGAAATTGCAGGACACCTACGACCTGGATTTCTTCCGGATGGCAGTCTGCAAGGATGCCCTGGAATTTGATATCACCGCCCAGAAAGCCGCTGAGATGGAACTGACCTTCAATTGTAAGCCCCAGCGTTGGAGCGTGGACGGGCAGAGGAGCATTCGATTGGAAAGCAGGTCAACTCTAAAGAACCCCTTTGCTTTTCCGGCACAGCCCATCTTCAAGGTCTACGGAGACAGCGGCGGCGAACTGTATGTGGGTGAGGAGAAGATCACCATTCACAGCATCAAGGACTACGTGCTGCTCAACTGTGAAACGCACAACGCTTACAACGCTTCCGGCTTCTGCAATGAGACCATTCTTTCGGATGATTTCCCGGAACTGCCGGAGGGAAAGACACAGATCACATGGACAGGCGGTATCACGGCAGTGGAGGTGACTCCACGCTGGTGGACACTGTAAGAGGGAGGTGCAGCCAGTGATCCCATGTTTATATGATTCCAGAGAAATGAAATTTGACCATAACGGCATCGGAAAGCTGGCAGATGCACAGTCCTGTACCGTGACAGAAAAGAGAAACGGAAGCTACGAGCTGAAGCTCATCTGTCCGGCAGATGGCATTCATGCGGAAATGTTGGAGGAAGGGAATATCATCCTTGCCAAGCCATCCGATACCATGCAGTCTCAGCCGTTCCGCATCTACAAGATCACAACCCCGATAGATGGGAAGCTGGAAGTGCAGGCACGGCATATTTCCTATCAGCTTAACTTTATCACGGTATCACCATTTTCGGTGGCCGGGTGTGTTGGGGCAATGCAGGGACTGAAAAGCCATGCGGCTTCTGACTGTCCGTTTAATGTCTGGACGGATGTGGAATCCAGCGCGACTTTTACGCTGGGAGTTCCATCCTCCTTCCGAAACTGCCTTGGAGGTATGGCCGGGTCGGTTCTGGATGTTTTTGGCGGTGAATTCGAGTGGGACCGGTACACGGTCAAGTTCCATAAGGCAAGAGGTGCCGACCATAACGTCCACATCATCTACGGTAAGAACCTGACGGATTTCAAGATGGAAAAATCTATCGAGAACACAATCACTGGTGTGCATCCGTACTGGGTGGATAATGAAACCCAGGCGGTCATGGAACTGCCGGAGAAGGTGGTGCTGCAAAGCAAACGGTCGATCCCCTACCAGAAGATCACCGTGCTGGACTGTACCAGTAATTTTCAGGAAAAGCCGAGTGAAGCGGCACTCCGGGAATACGCACAGAACTATATCGACACCACGGACTTAACGGAGTCGGAGATCGACATCAAGATCGACTTTTTACAGCTCTGGAATACGCCGGGGTATGAGGACATTGTGGAAGCAGAGCGTGTTTCCCTTTGTGATACGGTCCATGTGTATATCTCAAAGCTGGGCATTGAGGTCAGTTCCAAAGTCACCGAGACCGAGTATGATGCGCTGCTGGAACATTATAACAGCATCACGCTCTCAAACTCCACGGTCAGTAGCCGGAATTCTTCTCTGACCGGTTCGCTCAACAGCATCCGGAATACAGCAACGATTGCCTACGATACGGCAGTCCGTGCGGAGACAGCAGTGGGGGAGCAGGTCGGTGGGATCACAGCATCTATTATTTATGACGGTGCGCTTTTTGCTGCGCTATTTGGCCTTCATTATAAAAATGAGACGGACAGCAAGGAAAACACGACCCGGTATGCATTCAATGCGGCGACTTTGAAACAGTCCACGGTCGCATGGAAGAACAGCTCTGCCGGACTGTTTGTATCCACGGATGGCGGTAAGACGTGGAGCTATGGCTGGGAGTCGGATGACACGGCGGTCAGGACAGCGATCCTGCTGGAACAGACCCTCAAGGAACTGGATGACCGCTATAAGAAAGCCACGGAGCTTTCCGAGGAGCTGCTGAAGGAACTGGATGAGCGGTACAAAACAGCGACTGCTATCTCTGCCGAGCTTCAGAAAACACTCGATCAGCGGTACGAAACTGCCAAAAAGCTGTCCATAGAGCTGTATGAGGAACTGGATAAGCGGTATGGCACCCTTACGGAAATCTCAGAAGATCTGCAAAAGGAGTTGGACGAGAGATACAGTGTGGCGAAGAAGCTGTCGGAAGAGGTTGAAAAAGAACTGGATGAAAAGTACCAGCCGAGTATCCCGGTATCGGAAACCGCACCGGAGGCCCTGGCAGCAGATACGCTCTGGATCGATAAGAAGAACCTTCGGTTAAAGCTCTGGGATGGAGAACAGTGGCAGACCATTGGCTATGAGCCGGAACAGCCAACGGAACCGACTACACCAACGGAACCGGAACAGCCGGAGCCGGAGAACCCGGACACCGAAGAGAAAGATAATGGGAATAAAGAAGAAACAGAGGATAAGAAGACCGATCAGGAGGGAGCGCGTAATGATCACAAGCATTTATCAGGAAGTGGAGCTGTCACTGACGGAGAATCTGATCCCGGTGATAGTCCCGGTCAAACAATATGATAACAGGGCACGGAAAGTCAGATGTGTCCTGTATAACAACTCGGTACAGTATTCCGTGCCGCAGGACTGCATCGTTGCCTGCTCCGGTACCAGACCGGACGGCACAATATTCCATTACACCAGCGAGACGGCATCCGACCTTGTGTTTGTTGAAAATGGGGCGGTCATCTTTACGATCACGACCTTCATGACCGCACAGGCAGGGCGTTTTCCACTGGATGTTGTTATGCTCAGCACAGCAGGGGATGTCCTTGGGTCGTTCTCCCTCACGCTGAAGGTGGAGCGGGCAGCCATCAACAACGGCAAGATCGCCACTTATACCTACGCTGGTGTGGTGGAAGCCATCCGTAAAGGTCTGCTGGAGGTGTATATCACGGACGATGGCTATTTTGCCGTTGTGTCGGAGGACGGACTCGGCTTCAGTGACAAGTCGGAATCCAGCACCATCCAGAAATTCATCGAGAATCTTTTGAACTGTACGGTCACGGATGATGGTTATCTTGCCTTTAGTACCGAAGATGGTCTGAAACTCATCTTTTCCATGGATGGTAATGGGCGGCTGATCGTAGAGTTTGCAAACGGCTAATGCGGCCGGGAAAGGGGAAAATATGTCGAAATATATCGGAAACCGAATCGTCCCTCGCCATGATGGTATCTGGGACAAAGCAAAAGAGTATGAGCCTCTTACGATTGTATATGAGGAAGCAACGGGTGACAGCTATCTCAGCCGGAAACCTGTGCCGGCCGGAACGCTTTTGTCACAGGAGGAATACTGGGCGATGTGTTCTCGGTTCTCGGAGCAGATGGCTCTGTACCGCCAGAATACTGCAGCAGATGTGGCCACCCTGCGCAAGATGACCGCACAGGATGTGGCGGATATCACTCAGAAGGTCGATGCCGCAAACAGTGCTGTTGTGGCCAGTAAGTCCGAGATGGATAAGACCGCAGAAACGCTGAAAGCCCAGATCAATGCCAATGTCAAGGCATCTACGGACAAAAATGCCAACTATGCACAGGAGCTGGTAGATGCCCGTGTGGATAACACCGGGAAGACCTATGGTACTGCTGGAGAGAATGTCCGTGCCATCGGCAGGGTACGTTCCATGCAGAATATCATGAAGAACTGGGTAATCAAAAATGGTTTTGTAAACCAGTATGGCAGGTTGGCATCCTCTGAGGGCTGGCGGGCGGCATATATGGTCCCTGTTAGTGGCGGAGCAATTCTGGTAGATGGTGAGTTCGGCTATATGAGCGGCCGGGACGACTACAACAACATGGTCTGCTATGACATGGACCGCAAATTTCTTGGCGGCTGTTTCCGGGCAGAGAGCGGCAAGGTTTATGACAACTATGTGATCACATTGCTTCCGAACACTCGATTTATTTCGGTCACCACCAATGAAAAGCTGTTCTCGAAGCTCTCTGTTTACCTTTATGACAACATGCTTCCGCTGAGATTACTGTCGAATTATGCAACTGGATGGCAGTGGATGAACGGAAGTGTGGACATCAGGCTCACTGGCAGCAAGGTGACGGTCACATTCCCGGAGGGAAAGAGTGTATATGTCTGCCGCCGTACAAATGGTACACAGTACGAGCAGACGAAACTGGTGGCGGAAAACAGTATTTCGGCTGACTTTGCGGTGGTGGGAAAATGGTGGGCGATCTACTATGATGGTGCGGAAGTATCCGCAGACGAGACGGGAGAAAAGACAGAGGTTCCGGTCATTAAGGTGGAAAATACGAGCGGCGATAGCTGGGGCGATCTATTCACAAGGGGGCGCTTTGTTTTTGCGGTCTTTTTTGACTGGAATGTGGTGTATGCAGCTCCTTCGAGTAGCGGTACAGTCATCAACGGGATCGATTATGGCAATCCAGCCAAAATTGCGAATACTGCGATGACCCAGCACAAGTACCGTTCAGCAAAGATGTTCCTGTCCACGGGCCAGTTTGCGATCGATACGGTCAACCGCACCATTCAGGTCACAAAACGTATCCTGGCGGTGGTTGATAACGGTGCTTACTACTGGATCAGTGCTAGCGAGGAGCCGGTGCCGATGTTGGATAGTACGGAAGCGGAAAAGAATCATATGCTGATCCTTGCCTATGACTCATCCAAGGACCAGATCAATCTTTACAACACTGCGCAGTACCATGCATTGGGAGTAAACGGCTACTATATCGCTGCCTGGTATGAAAAGCATTTCTGGTATCCGCACATGGGTTCCTCTTTCAGCATTGTACTGGATGGCACGACTTATAAGGCTGGTGAGCTGTTCGATGAGGAACGGCGTGATTCCTATATCGAAAAGAAGTATGAGGACCGCTTCCAGCAGCTCCGCACGGATCTCGCCGGTAAGGATTCCCGTCACATGTATCTGGCAAGCGGCGGTATTACCATTGACCAGAATGCCGGTACGATCCAGGTCAGTACCAAGTGTCTGGGTGTTCCGGATACGTTTCACTATGAGTGGATCACGGCAGGTGATCCGGTAGAGATGGCGTTTAACACACCCAGCTCGACATTTGGCATGCCGATGCGCATTCTTGCTTATGACGCTGGCACGAGAACCATCAATCTGTACGACACCAGCCTGTTCCGCAAGCTGGGAACGAATGGTTTCTATATTGCAAGCTGGTATCAGAGCAAGCTATATAATCCGCACATTCACCCGGATGTGAAGTTCATTGTGGGCGGTAAGGAATACAAAGCGGGCAATCTGTTCGCAGATAACGAGGCGTCTTTTATCCCGAAGCGTATCACGGATTATGTGCAGAGAGCTATTACTCCGGCTGTAGAAGATGACATCGTGACCCCGTCCCACTGGGACTGCATGGAAGGGCGCCAGCTTTCCATCTTCTTTGACTGTCTTTCCCGGCATGATGGCAAGGAAAATCTGTATGTGCTCGCCAGAGGCACGAATGCACCGAGCTTGACCCGGAACGAGTATTGCATGAATTACACGCCGACGAAGGACAGTACGGATTTTGCACTGACCGTCCGCCGTTTGGATGAAGAAGACTGCCATACGGTATCGTCCAAACCTGTGCAGGTCAGGGTCCACCATAAGCTGAAGGATAAGCTCACGAAAAATATCTGCATCTGTGGAGATTCTCTCGTGGACAATGGTTCTGTGGCAACGGAAGTGTACCGTCTGCTGGCAGAGGATAATGACTGCGTGATCCATCCGCTGGGAACGAGAGGACCGGAAGGCGGTAAACACGAAGGACGCGGCAGCTGGACATTTGCCCGGTATCTGGCAGACACGGATTACGCTGGCAAAACGAATGCGTTCTGGGACAAGATCAAAGGCCGTTTGGACTTCCAGAAATATTGCGAGACCAACGGCTATGAGGGCATCGACTACTTCCTGATCGCACTTGGTACCAATGATGTATCGCAGGGCACTACACTATACCGCACGGAAGCAGCGGTACAGAAGTTCGTGGATCAGGCAAAGCAGTTCATCGATGCGCTGCTGGATAAGGAAACGGGCTTCCCGAATTGCAAGATCGGTATCGGTCTTTGTGGTCCCGGTTCGGATTATTCTTATCAGTGCGGTGCAAGCATGGGCATCTTCCATATGAGCATCAACACGCTCAATCTCGCACTCATCAAAGCATTTGATGCTGGCAAGTACCATAAGAATGTGACCTGCTTTGCGCACGGTCTGCGTACTGACCGCCGTCTGGCATTCCCGTATTCGGACAAGCCTGTAACGAACCGCTTCACGGAAACGAGCCGGACGCTGACGAACAGCATCCATCCCTCCGCAAGAGGCTATCAGGCATGGGCAGATGGTTACTACTGTCAGATCCGCGCGTGGCTGACGGAAGATAGCTCCTCGTAAATTCCCACCGAAAGGGCAGAGGTGTTCCTTGCTCCTGCTCCACGGTGTTTAGTATAGACAGACAGTTACACAGGGTGGCAGCAATGCCGCCCAATTTTTATGCCCTCAAGAGGGCGGAAAGGAAAGAATCATGCAGAATGTGATCGATAAGTTAGAGCTGATGTTTGCAGGTATGGGTGCATTCCTGGGCTGGTTCTTCGGCGGTTTTGACGGCTTCTTTTATGCGCTGGTTGTTTTTGTGACCTGTGATTATTTCACTGGGGTGCTTGCAGCGGCCGTGCGACATGAGCTGTCTTCTGAGGTCGGGTTTAAGGGTATCGCCAAGAAGGTATGCATCTTCATCCTTGTTGGTATCTCCAGTGTGATCGATACGCAGATCATCGGCGAGGGCGCAGCACTCCGAACTGCTCTGATTTTCTGGGCAATCTCTAACGAGGGCCTTTCTATTCTGGAGAACTGTGCTGTGATCGGACTCCCTGTGCCGGAGAAGTTGAAAGCCATGCTCATTCAGCTTGTGGATGAGAATCATGCGGCTAAACTGAACGGTAAAACCAGCGAAGAGAAGAAACAGTGAGCAACCGGGAGGGGTGTAACGGCCCCTCCCACATTTTATGGAGGCAAGTGCTATGAGTAAGAACAATTATCCTGCAAAACTGACGACCGGTTACTATCGCGTGCGCATGGACTGGGAGGATGAAGCATCTCAGCTGGGCGCGTACCGTCTGTTGGCGAACGCAAAAGCCAAGTGTGATGAGAATCCCGGCAGCCGTGTGTTCGACAACGACGGCAATGTGATCTACCCGGAGGAGGCTGTGCCTGTCACCGGAGCAGAGGAGAGCGAGGAACAGCCGGTTCTGGACGAGCAGGAAGAGAAAGAACCTGATGTAGAGGAACAGCCGAAGACGGATGATTTGGCAGAGGAGAAAGCCGAGACTGATGTGGACGAGACCGAGTTTCCGACCGCAGAAGAACTTCCGGCTACCATTGCCTATGGCAAGCTCAAGACCCTCATGAACATCCGCAAAAAGCCGGATACCAGTGCGGAGATCGTGACGGTCTATAAGAAAAACACCCTTGTAGAGATCATCCAGTTCTGTGATGGCTGGCTGAAGATCAAGTGTGCGGAAGCAGAAGATGGCGTGGCATATGTCCTGAACAGTGCAGACACCTACGCATTCACGGCCAGCAAGACCTATACCGTCCAGCCCGGTGACAACCTCTGGAAGATTGCCAAGGAGGAACTGGGAGATGGAAGTCGCTGTGCGGATATCCGTACCCTGAACGGTCTGACTTCCAATGCCATCCGTGTCGGTATGAAATTGCTGATTCCCTAAACACAAAGAAGTAATCAACCCATAAAGGCTCGGAGTGGTCCGGGCCTTTCCTTATTATAAAGGAGTGTGTGAAATGGCTTATTCCAATAGCCCTCTGGTGTCCTACACCAAACTCAGTCCGAATCATTCCGGGCAGCGCACCCACAGCATTGACCGTATCACTCCGCATTGTGTGGTCGGTCAGCTTTCTGCGGAAAGTATCTGCGGATGCTTTGCAAGCACGAGCCGTCAGGCAAGCTGTAACTATGGTATTGGCAAAGACGGGAAAATCTCTCTTTGCGTAGAAGAGAAAAACCGCAGCTGGTGTTCGTCCAGCAATGCCAATGACCAGCGCGCCATCACGATTGAGTGTGCAAGCGATAAGAGCGAGCCGTATGCCATGAACAGTGCCGTGTATGCCTCGCTCATCAAACTCTGCACTGACATTTGCCAGCGCAATGGCAAGCGGAAACTTTTATGGCTTGGCGACAAGAATAAAACTCTCAATTACGCACCTGCGTCGGATGAGATGATACTGGCGGGGCCCC